TCTTACAAAACTTATAGGTAAACCATATCAGATTTTTTCTGTCGCCGATGACAGATACAAAGTAATCCGAGATGAACTCGTCACAAAGTCTAAATCGGATGCTTCGTATATTGTAAATATCCCTTTTTACTTTCACGAATACCCAGAGCTCGCTATACCATTGTATGCGATCACAAAACAGGAAATAGAAATCGTGATTAAATTACGAAAGGCCGAGGAATGCATATTCGCTGTGAATGACACGTCAGACCTTATAAGTGAGTCGTATTACATAGGTGAAAATCCAACTGGTCTCATAAAAAGCGCTAAACTTAATTTGGAGATGATATTACTCGAAAATAAGCCTAAATTGGGGCGCATTGATTATATCATCACGCAGACACAATTAAATAGATTTACACTCAATAGCGCAGATGCTAAATATAACGATTTACTAAAAGCTGACGAATTCGAGGTGCGCACGGATTTCAAAAATTCAGTTAAAGAATTATTCTTTGTCGTCAAAGACAAGTATGAAAATCGTACGAATATTATAAATGATTTTGCGACGCCACTTGAATATTCGTCAAATACAAATATAACAGGCGACGCTTCTACATTCACAAACTCAGAGCAACTTAAGTATCTTGAAATAACACTCGATGGTAGTGAGATACTCGATCACGTCACGGGTAACATGATACATCTCAGATCTATACAACCCGGTAAACATCACTCAAGAACACCTGTATACAGACGCTTTTATATGTATAGTTTTGCACTCGAACCAGAACGTTGGTATCCCACAGGACAACTCAATTTTTCACCCATAAAGAATCAAAATATCAAAGTTGGGTTGTTTAATTACGCAACGAACTTTGACAAAGAACTTAGAGTTTATGCACAAAGTTATAACATACTCCGTTTGGAGAACGGAACCGTGAAGTTATTATTTGATACATAATGAAAACAGGTTTTGATCTCACGGGCGATACAAACGCACAAATTGACCAGTATACACAGGCGATGTTTAATATCATCACACCTGTACTTGAAAAAGGTATGATTCTCGCATGCGAATATTCAAAAGCATGTGGAAGAACTGCAGTTCTCGTGAAAGATTTGGAATACTCGATGAAATATTGTGCGAGATATGAAGTTGGACAGAGAATGGGTTCATATTTCCCGGATTTGTACGATGACGACGATGATGCAAGCGACATCGAAGTCATAGATGAATCTGACATAGAGTTCACGAGATATAAAGGTGAAGATCCGGGTATGAATAAAATAAACGAAGCTTTTGATACTTGGGATTCATGGGTACCCACGAACCCGACAGAAGAACTTTTAAAAAATGCTATTGATAGTAATGGACAATGATGATACTCCAGAAGGATGGACTGAATCAGAGTATAAGGAGTTCAAAGTAGATGATGGATCCGATTCTGATTCTGATTCTGATTCCGATTCCGATTATGAGCGGGATGACATGAAGGGATACCAGAAGAAAGAGTACAAGAAAATTCTTGTCGTAGAAGATTTACTTCCGGAATAATTTTTTCTATGAGTAATATATAAAATGTCTACCGCCGCTGAAACTGTTACGCTCATCAGCCAAGAACTCGAATCTCAGTCCTTGAACGCCGTCGTGGCTGGCTTCTCTTTCGCCGCGGCGTTGTCGTGGATGGACCTCGTCCGTTGGTTGGTCAACCAAGTCGTTAAGGTCAACAAGAACGGTGGCATGAACTACACGCTCACTGCTCTTTTCACCACGTTGTTGTCCATCGTGGTGTACCTTGGTGTCTCCCGTGTGTCGACTCGCGTCCAAAAGCCTGCGCAACCACTCTACGCGGTCACCCGCTAAGATTGCTTCTTGGTCATCATCAACATCACGACACCCGCCAATACTATCAGAAATATGGATACAAACGCATCCCATCTCTGTACATCCTCAAATTCGGGGATGTCCACAGGTGGCGGAAGAGACACATCTCTTTCAATTTTAGGTACATTTTCAAGCTTATCCGTCGAACAGGTGATCGCGAGTTTAAGGACGTGATTTGCATTTCTGAAATCATAAGGTATGAGACGACCTTTACTACTGTAATAAAATTGCACTCGTATACTCGATATGGTTTTTTGTGTACCGGAATCAAAATTGTGTTCGACTGCATCCTCGGAACCAGAGTGGTTTATCACGTCTCCACACGCGAGTATTCGACCAGTATAAAAGGGTGTATCTGCGTATACAGTCTGATTAAACTCGTCAGAACCACTACTTAATTTAAGTATGAACGAATCAACACCTTGAAGATTTATACTCCCCGTCGTAAGACTGTTATTCGTTGAGTGAACATTATCTGACGAAAACCCAAGAACATCGTGTGGTGTTGTGTATGTATTTGAAGATGTGTACCCGTGTATACCCCCGTAAAATGCAAACGTAAAATCGTTCGTTGCATTTGAAAACACTATATCGTTTGTGTATGTTTTGTACGTTGCAGAATCAAGTATGTCGGAAACCTGTATGATGTTAGACACAAGTTCATCACCATCGTAATTTCCATTTGGTATGCTGATAGTTTCGGTGTACGACGCCGTGTTAATAGTGAACGTATTATTGCGTTCGTGTATGAGTAATTGACTGTTATGAATTCGAGCCGATGTGAGTGTTATCTTAGACACATCGTAAATGGGATTCTTAAGATGTATCACATAATCACCTGGATCCGGGTACAATATTGGGTCTCTATCACCACTATCTATGTCTAAGGTATGGACCTTCATTAAAATATATGGACAATATTTTAATGAGTGTTTTAATCTATAATTTACTATTTTTAGCACAAATGGTGTGCGTAAGGGTTGTTCAATAATTGGCGTTTCGCAATGCCGAGTCCCGCCTGAGAAGCGTGTGGATTTTGGTTGCCCTTATACACATTGAGGTCGTGGTACGATGAATTCGTATATTGTTGTGTCCACCCAGCACCCATTGGGTTCACACGACCATCCACACGTGTGGTATCCGAACGCGCAGAGGTAAGCATACCACCTTGGTTGAGTGCATTCGCACGAACATTCATACGACCTGGATTCGCGGCACGGTTCGCCTTACCACGACGTTCGTCGGGTCGGAAACCATACTTTTGTAATTCTTCGGTCGTATAAGAGCCTCTTTGACCAATCGCAATTTCCGGGGACTCGAGATACCCGTGTGCGTAGCTATGAATACCTGGTTGTGGCTGATTCCTGTACTGGTACTGTTCGATGTTACCATCTTTTTTGTTTCTAGTTGGATCCTGGGACACCGTGTTCGCGGAAATGAATCTCTTCGCGGGAGCCACATTGAGCGTGTCTGTTCTGAGACCAGTTTCGGCGCGGTTAGTGGTACGCTTTGTTCGTTCATGTTCACCCCGTGGAGTTCGACCTGAAAATCCTTGTGAACGCCCGAGTGTCATTGGAAGACGCTCTGGAAGATACGATGTTTTCTCTGGTCTGTTATGCGAGACTTTACCCACTATACCACGGCGACCACCTCTAGTGTCTTGCGCTGGACCACTTCTACCTGGAAGTGTCGTGAGCTTGTAAGCACCGACATTTTCTGGATTCACACGTAAGAGTTGTTGGAAACCACCATACGACGCAACGGATGGGTCTACACCCAAACCTGGACCGACGAGACGCTTCTCTACGGGGGATACATTGTTCATTCGGTTGTAATCATTCATTCGGTTTCGCATCTCAAGAACCTCGGCGCCACTCGTTCGCATTTGTGGTGCGATGTCACCAAAGTTAGAGGTGACCATTTTATTTATGTGTACGTTTTCGATGGGTCGTTCCTTCACGAGTTCAACCTTTGGTGGCACTGGTAATTCCATCGCTTGTCGTTCTGAGGAGTACCTTTCCGTCGTAGGCTGACTCAATTTGCGTCCGGCGTATACAAGACCCGCGATAGCTGCGACAGATATGGGATCGGCCATTCTTATTTCTTATTGATATTTTTATTTAAGTATCTTTGGTTAAACATCCCATTTTGAATTTCGGAACGCGTACTCAATGGTTCATATGAAATGGTTCGAAGTGGCAATTTACATTCCATGTTTTGAAGTGGAAACAAGTTTTGTTCATAGGTTCTCGCGAGAACCTTGTTGAAGCGGGACGTCGATTGTGGGCGAAGTTCGTCACTCGTCTCGATGTACTCAGCTGGAGCACCCTTACCCGCCATAAATGGTGCAGTACCATACAACATGGTGTTTGGTCGTTGCGAACCATAATTAAGAGTACTGGGCTGGGGGTACACGAATACTTCTTCAGTCGCGCAGTTCACTGGAACAGCGGGGTTCTGGACTATTTTAAGACCTGGCTGCAATTGGTAAGCCATTTTACTATTACAAAAGATTTATTTACCGCCTATCACCGTTTGGCTGAAGTCCAGCGAACGCCTCGAGTTGTATACCTCGTGCATTTGGATCACACATACTTCCATCTGATTTGCACATGGGTGCACCTTTCTTACCATAGAGCCATTCAGCAAATCCCGTCTGGTCACTGCCGACCGTCGTTACTGGTACACTCACGAATTGTCGAGACAATGCATTTTGTTGGTATTTGGGGAGAGTGGAACGAGATCGTGCTGGTCCAAATGGGGTTTCTCCCACGACAAACGCATCCGCCTCGGTGCGAACACTTGGATACGAACACGCTTGGTTACGATTTGGATCATCACCTATGAGTACATTTGCCATTGGGTTATCACGGGTTGGTCGCTGGCATGCATCTCCTATATTTTCATAATATTCAACACCTCGTGATACACCTTCCTTAACCATACCGGCTCTTTCCATTACATAAAGAACACCCAACGCGGTCGCGGCGAGTACAAATATACGAACGTCACGCTTAATAAGATAGTGTATCGACGCTGCATATATGATGAATCGCGAACCGGCGTTTACACGGTCTGCTGAGGATTGAATATTTGTAGGCCAAAATTCGAGGACCTTCTTATCATCAACGAGTTGTTTTGGGTCTTGAAACCAAGAGCTCATTTAATATATATTAGTTTTATTTTTTCAACATACCACCTAGCATACCCTGCATGGTTTTCATGAGAGCAGCTTCGTCAATACCACCACCATCACCCTCCAATTTGTCCGCGCATTCCTTCGCAACCTTTTCAATCATAGAGAGTGTGTCTGCTGGGATCGAACTAATAGTCGTGCCGAGCATGTATAGTGTTTGCACATATTGCCAAATGGCATCTTTTGTTTGTGCGGAGACAGACGCCCACTTTTCTTCGAGCTTCACGTCCTTCAAAAACTCGAGGTTCTTTGCCTCGTTGATGAAAAACGTGTCATCCTTTGCCGAAATCTTATCCGCGAATGGCGTAACACTGCTCATAAATCCGTCGATCACGAGACGTGGGTTAGACGTTCGCATGATTTCGAACCCGGACATACACTTTTTGATACCCTTTTCTTCTGGAAACGTCTTGTGAAGTTCCGCAAGAAATTGGCCCATCATATCATTGAAAGCAGTCACAGACGTCATGTTTACTGTGATAGATAACACTGTTATCTTTAAGCAAATGGTTCAGTAGATATGGATTCCTTACCTCCTATTCCGTTAGATACAATAAAAAATACGAGAATCGCGTTTAAGAATGCTGGTTTAGAATAAGCACTTGTGGGGAGATTACCCTCGTTGTTAAGTTTTGCTTTCGCGTGGATATATCCAGCAGTGATGATACCAGCGACGATCGCCGCCCAAGCTGGATCTCTGAGATAATCTTCAAACTCCATTTAACTATAGCCAACTTTTTTTACGGGAGCATCTGATGCGTCTGGAAACAACACGGGC